TCTTTAAAGAAAGTTAGTGGTGATGAAGCATATTGGCAGGAGCTTAATGTGGATGATAAATTTTTCGATGACCTTGCGATTAAAAAAATGAAGTTTGATCATATACTATCTAAGTTTGATACAAAAACTTTAAAAAATGGTAGAGTTACTATTAAATCTCAGGACACAAGGTTTGTTGTTAAAGAAGGACAGAATGAGTATGATTTTCAAATAAAATCTAACAATAGTAGTGAGCAAGGTAATCTTAAATATGAACCAACTGATAAAGGTGCTACTGCTGCTAGATTAGGTAAAGCAACTGCTGCATATGTTGAAGGTTTACTGGTGGGTTATGGCATAACAGATTTTAAAAAGAGTTGGAGTGATTATCCACAAGATGTGGATACCTTTATTGCCAGAGGAGATGAGTTTAAGGCATATTTAAAAATTATGTTTAATCATTCCTTATTTAAAACAGATTTGACGGGAAGTACTCAGACAAAAGTAGATATAGCTTATAGTAATCTACTAACAACATTTGCAGAAGAGAACACACCATGGGTTGCTACCAGTAAGTGTATGCAAATGGCATGGAGTGCTAAGGTATTATCAGAGATAAAAGACAAAGAAATAAAGGATGCATTTGCTACTGATATTGTATTCCTTGCTAAGAAAGAAGGTCCAAAATATGGTCCATTTGCCAAGATTTATTGATGTCTAAGAATACTCACCTAGAACACTTAGAAGATAGTATCATTTTGGATGGACAAAGTGGTGCGAAGGATGCGTTTATCTTTTTAGATGATCTTGCTAGGTCTTTTAGTGGTAAATCAACTAGTAATTTTACAGTTACTACCAAATGGGATGGTGCTCCTGCTGTATTTTGTGGATTGTATCCAGGATCAAAGTCTTTCTTCGTTGGTACTAAGTCAGTCTTTAACGTACAGTCAAAAATAAATTTCACACCTGATGATGTTAAAAGAAATCATGGTCATGCACCTGGATTGGTAGAGAAATTAGAAGCATCTTTGACATACTTACCATCGTTAGGTATTAAAGGTATAGCACAGGGGGATCTTCTATTCACTAATGATAAAAAAACTGAGATAATTGATGGTGTAAGACATATTACTTTTAAACCCAACACTATCACATATGCTATACCAGAAGGTGATGAATTATATGATAAAGCTAAGAAGGCAAAGTTGGGTATAGTATTTCATACATCATATACTGGTACTACTATTAGTAGTATGAATGCTAGCTTTGGATATGATGTATCTAAATTGAATGAGTCTAGTGATGTATTAGTTCTTAGCGCAGAAATAGGATCTCTTGGTAAGAATGTTTTATTAACTGAAGTAGAAAAGAATAAGTTGATTCGATTGAAACAGAACTCTAACAGATTACTTAGTGGTGCGGGATCTTTTTTAGATTTACTTGCATCACAGATAGAAGCAAATGATCAGTTAACTGTAGGACCAAGACTGAAGATATTTTTTAACAAGTATGTTAGAGAGGGTAGATCTGTTCCATCTGCTAACATATTTGTCAAAGAATTTACTAGTTATTTTGAGACAGAATTAAAGAAAGCAGCAGATAAGGTTAAGACACCAAAAGCAAAAGCAACTAAGTTAGCGAAGTTGTATGCTGGAGTTCAAATTATAGAAGATAATATAAGTGCTTTGAAGAATACAGCTGAGTTGTATAAGGTATTACAATCAGCAAAAGAAATGTTTATTACTAAGTTGGAGACAGGAGAAAGGATAGGAACCTATCTTAGAACTGAAGATGGTTTAGAAGCTACATCACCAGAGGGTTATGTTGCTATTAAAATGGGGCATGGTGCTACTAAGTTGGTTAAAAGGTTGAATTTCAGTCAGGCTAACTTCAAGAAAGATACCTTACCAACAAAGGATTGGGTGAGTGGTAATGGATCGTAAACGTATCGTCTTTACTTTTGGTAGATTTAATCCACCAACTACAGGACATGAGAAACTTATAGAAGCTGTTGCTAAACAAGCAGGTAAGGATGATTATATTATAGTACCAACTAGGTCTTTTGATAAAAAGAAGAACCCTTTGGATATTGATACTAAAGTGTTCTGGATGAAGAAGATGTTTCCTGATCATGCCGATAAAATTATAACTTCTAAAGATCTTAATGTTATTATTAAAGTGATGCAGTCTTTTCAGGGAACACCTCCTGATGGTTATACTGATGTGTGTATGGTTGTTGGATCAGATAGAGTGAGTGGATTTACTACATTATTAAATAAATATAACATGGACATCAATGATACCGATAAGGTGGTAGAATATGCTTTTACTGATATAGAGGTTAAGTCTGCTGGTGAAAGAGATCCTGATAACGACGATGATACTTCTGGTATGTCTGCTAGTAAGATGAGAGATTATGCTAAGAATCTTAATGCTGAAAAGTTTGTCAATGCTCTTAAGGGTTTATTAGATCCTGCTGATGCACTGTCATTAATGACTGCGGTACGAAAGGGGATGGGTTTATGAAGGATTTTAAGAAATTACGTGAACAAGCTTTGCGTCAACAGCATCGTAAGTCTGAAACTTTTGCAGAAGGTGATGATATAATGAATGCTAAGACAGGAAAAAAAGCAACTATCCATAGGTTAGGTGTTAACTATGCTATATGTGTCACTGAGCAAGGAGAAATGTTCCGTGAATGGATTAAGAACATTAGAGCTATAAATAGAAATTGATAAGTAATAAAATGACGATGAAGTATCAAGATCCTGTTAATACTGTCCAGTTTAAGGATGAGTATGCAAAGAATTTGATGAAGATGTATGAAAATTGGATGGATGGAGACACCTTCCAAGGAACTGAGATGCCTGATCTTCATGAAGCACCCTTCGATGGAATGGATCCTCAGTCACATGGTGCTGAGATAGAAGATGTTACAAAGAAGAAGAAAGCAACCAAGAAAGTTAATCCACTTGGATCACATGAGACTGCACCTCAACCTACAGTAGAAGAAGAAATAGAATCTGCTGAAGAGTATGAGATTAATGGCAAGAAGGTGGTCATAGAGAAGGTTAAAGGTAAAGGTTGGAGATATAAAAAAGTTGCTGCATAATACTATATGAATTATAATGATGCTGGTGTTAACGTTGAAGCGGGAAACGCCTTTGTGAACAAGATAAAAGAGAAAGCTCCTGCTATCGGGGGTTTTAATGGTATGTTTAAGGTTCCTCGTGGATATGAGGAACCTATTTTAGTATCTGGCACTGATGGTGTAGGAACTAAGATTAATATTTCTAGGGTTGCTAATGATTATACGACCATAGGTATTGATCTCGTTGCCATGTGTGTCAATGATGTGATTTGTTGTGGTGCTAAACCATTATACTTCTTGGATTATATTGCTTGTAAGAAGTTAGATGATAGATTGGATCAGATAATTGAAGGTGTTATAAAAGGATGTGAGATAGCAGGTATAGAACTATTAGGTGGAGAGACTGCTGAACATGGTAGGTTTGCTAGTGATATTGACCTTGCTGGATTTTGTACTGGTGTTGTAGAGAAGAGTGAGGTAGTTGATGGTAGCCTTATTAAACCAGGTGATAAGGTTATTGGTGTAGAGAGTAGTGGATTGCATAGTAATGGGTATAGTTTGATCAATGATATGTTATGGAGACATAAAATTTCTTGGAGTGACAGTCATATAGGAGAAGGTACACCAGAACTTCTTACACCAACTACAATCTATGCTCCAATGGTTGAGAAACTATTAGATGAGGTTCCTATCTTAGGTATGTCACATATCACAGGTGGTGGTATACCAGGAAATTTACCAAGATGTTTGCCCGAAGGGTTAACAGCACATGTTGATTGGAACTCATGGAAACTTCCAGATATCTTTAGTAAGATTATGCTTGCAGGTGAGATACCAGAAGAGGAGATGAAGAGAGTATATAATATGGGTATAGGATATTGTTTAGTTGTACCAGATGAAGTGGTAGATGATACTATTGCTATGATTGATCATAAATCATGGCTGATTGGAGAGATTACTAAATAATACGGAGACCTGCGTTCTATTATGAAATCATACACAGAGTTTTTAGAGGAATCTAAGAAGAAAAGTAAAGAGAAGAAAGCAAAGCGCAAGCCCACTGTGGAAATTATGCCAACCATCAGAGATGGAGAGAAGGGCAAAGATTCTATGGTAACTAGACCAGATAATAATTCAGCAACAGGATCGTAAGAATGCCAGCTAGGATAGAGATACCACATGATGATTGGTTTGTAGACAAAAACAGATTAACTATTGATATAAAAGACCCACCAGAACCAGAAGAGATAACAATACATGAAAAGATGTATCGCATTGCTACAGCAAGTGGTACTAGCACAATAGGCGGATCCGAGTCCGTGCATAAATAATATTTACTTAAATGAGATAAATCATGATTAATTTTTTAATGCCCATTGCTATCAGCATCATTAACAAGGCTGTTGATAGAATACCTGATGACCTTGACTCTGTTATCAAAGACTTTCTAATTAAGTTGCTTAAGAAGGCAGCAGCAAAAACTGGGAACAAAGTAGACGACGAATTAGTTGCAGCTTTGGGAAAGGCATTGCTTGAAAGCTAGAAACCTTTGTCATATAAATAAAACTTAGAACTATACCTGTTTATTAGAGGAAAACGATGGCTGTTTTTGGAACTACGGATGCTGCGGCATTCTCAAATGCTGTAGCAGTAACACAAAACGACGCTACAGTCACAAAGAACGCTGCTGACACCGTAGTCGGCGGCGATGTACTTGAAATTAGTGGAGTTAATTACATTGTAAAAAGTGTAACTAGCACAACAAGTATTGAATTACATAAAGTATATGCAGGGAGTACTAATAATACTCTTGCAGGTTCTAGTGTAATTAAGCGTACTCCTCCAAAAGCAGTCGCTGAATTCGTTATACTAGGTGGTGACTCTAATAGTTATGATCTAGTTTTCGCAGATGCGACTGAGGCAAGCATTGCTTCTAACAAAACTCGCGGAATCAACGGACCTGGTTGGTGGCAGTATCGCACTTTCACTGATCATCAAGGTGATACTCGTCATAAGGCAGAATGTATAGCATCTGTATCAGTTGCTTCTAGTGTATCTGGTGACGTTGCCTCTGAGACAACAGCAGCAGACGTACTTGAGACAATCACAATTGGCACTCAACCTGCCAACTCCACATCCTCTAGTGGTGGTGGAACATTTGCGGTTGCAGCAACAAGAGATCAATCTGGTACTATCACTTACAAGTGGCAGCGTCAGACAGCATCTGGTAAGCGTTGGGTTGATGTCGCTGGTGGTGCTGGTGGACTTGACACAGGTATTACATATACTAACTTTACAACAGCAACACTTACGTATGCAGCGTTAGGTGGAACAACACTTAATGGATACAAGTATCGTTGTGTGGTTAATACCAGCAAGGGTGCTACTACTGTATATACAAACGGTGCAGCAACACTTACCTTTGGTAGCTAATGACCCGTGAATATACGTGAACTGGACCATGAAACATGGTTATTCTTTGCAATTCAAAATTATAACAACCCATCATCAGTAACGTACTCAGACTTTGAAGAAGACTTAAAGCGATTTAAGTATATTAAAAGACTCTTGAGACGTTATAAGATGACGAATGAGTTGAAAGCACATCTCATTCTAAATCATATCATAGTATTGTATAATGTATTTGGTGACGCAGCAACTCCGCTGCTCTTCTATAAGGTTGAAGCAACATATTGGTCTGTAATCAAGGCATTTATGTTGTTTCTAAATAGATTACCACTCGAACTTAATAAGGAAGTTGATGAAGAATGTCTAAAACAATTGAATCTAATATAAAAGAGGAGATTAACGCTGCTGGAGACGGCAGCGGACTAGCATTGCCGCCAGCTTTTGTTGTAGTTCAACCCAGAGTCCACCGTCGTATGAAAAAGAACAACGGCGACAATGTGGATGGTCGCACCTCTGGTGCTAAAGCTCTCTTTACCCGTATACAGAAAAGAAAAATGAAAGAACAAGTTGAAGAAAAAATAATTCCTGAAGCTGTTGCATCTGACACCGAGAGAGCACAGAAACAGATCCAACAACGCAAGAAGTTGGGACGTTCCAAAGAGCTTCAGAAGAAGCGTAAGGAAGCAAAAGAAAAAATGCAGAGTAAGACTAAGGAAATGGATATCCTTATGAAGGCTCGCATGTCAGACTTTAAAAAGAAAGCATCTGACCAAACAAAGAAATTAAAAAGAGATCATGTAGAACCAACAGGTGATAATATTATGGAAGTGACACAAAATGATGTAGTGAAGGTTGCACTTGATGTAGCAACATCCGAACTAAATTCTGGTAACGATCAGACCTTTGCTAAGATACAATTCAGCGATGGTGTTACACAAAATTTAGATAACTATTCAGCAAAAAGGATTGCTGCTTGTTATGGACAGTTAGATGATACTCATAAGCAACAGTTCCAGTACATGCTGAACAAAGATGCTACTACGTATCAGTCTGCACTAGATTTTGCTGTACGTAACGCTTAAAAACTTGTGGCTGAGAGTATTAACGCTGCTATAATAGAGCGGCTAGAAAAAGTTGTTAGTACTCTTCAGGATAATTCCACGAAGATGGGACAGTTACTTGCTGTCCACAATGAGAAATTAGATAAACAGGATAAAATTGATGACATTCTATTTGAAAAGATAGAGAGTCTACATCGTGCTGTGGACAGGGAAACAGATGCAATTAAACGAGGGTGCGAACGTGATATACGTAAGGTGGATGTCCGTCTTCAGGTCATGGAGAAGAAAATGTGGTCTATTTTTGGTGCTCTTGCTGTTATATCTTTCCTCGTTAGTCCAATCGGACAAAAGATAGTAGGTCCAATTATAAATCCGTCACCCACTTCCTTGACAAATGCTACACCTTCTCCTATGATGATGTAGTTCGTTGGTTAGTATGCATGTCATACATTGACGGTAACTACATCAATAGGTTATCATCAAGACTCTTGCTTTTCAAGCAGAGCAGAAAAAACGTATACAACTTTCGTTGTCCTTACTGTGGAGACTCACAGAAAAAGAAGAATAAGGCACGGGGTTATCTATTTGAGATGAAGAGTGGGTACGTATTCAAGTGTCACAATTGTGGTCTTGGTAGGACGTTCTCAAACTTTCTTAAGGATCAAGATACTTATCTCTATGATGAATACATCATGGAGAAATTTTCGCATGGGCAGACAGGTAAGGGTACTACTACAAAGAATCCTGACTTTAACTTTAAAGCTCCAGTATTTAATAAATCTGACGTTGATCTTGAAAAAATCTCTGAGCTAAATACATCACATCCAGCGAGAGAATATCTTGAGAAACGAGGGATCAAAGACCTAGAATATTTCTACTATTGTCCCAAGTTTAAAGCTTGGACTAACAAGCAGAAAAAAACCTTTGACAGTTTAAGACAAGATAGTTCACGGATAATAATTCCTTTCAGGGATAAAGATGGCAAACTCTTCGGATATCAAGGCAGATCGCTAGCCCCTACGGCACGTATGAGATACATTACGATAATGCTTGATGAGGATAAGCCCAAAATCTTTGGACTTGATCGTATTGACACGTCTAAAACAATTTACATTATGGAGGGACCATTTGATGCCACGTTTATCACCAATTCCGTTGCGATGGCTGGGTCTGATATTGATACTAGGACGTTTGGTTGGGGCGATAGTGTTTGGGTTTATGATAATGAACCACGTAACAGAGAAATCGTCAACAGAATCTCAAAGTCAGTTGACAGAGGAGATAAGGTCGTGATATGGCCTAAGAATATACAGCAAAAGGACATAAACGACATGCACCTTGCTGGACATGATGTGCAAAAGGTGGTAGAATCTAATGTATATCAAAAATTAGAAGCAAATTTAAAATTAAACGACTGGAAAAAAGTATGACAAATGGTACTGACACCAAAGTAAAGAAGAGGAATGGTTCGATTGAACTGTTAAACCTGGATAAGGTTCATAAGATGACAGAAGAAGCTTGTGAAGGTCTGGGAAGCGGTGTGAGTGCCTCTCAGATAGAAATGAATTCAGGTCTTCAATTCTTTGATGGAATATCTACTTCTGATATTCAAGAGATTCTTATTAGATCCGCTAGTGATCTGATAGATATAGACCATCCTAACTATCAGTTTGCTGCTGCTAGATTGCTCCTATTTTCTCTTAGAAAGCAGGTGTTTGGGTCTGAATGGGTCAAAGGTCATCCACATATATTAGACCACGCAGAGAAGTGTGTAGAGCGTGGTATATATGACGGAGAGATTCTTGGTAAATATACTACAGAGGAGTGGGATAAGATTAATTCTTGGATTGATCATTCTCGTGATTTTTTATTCACATATGCTGGTCTACGTCAGGTAGCAGATAAGTATCTGGTACAGGATAGAAGCAGTGGAAAGGTATATGAGACACCGCAGTACATGTATATCATGATTGCTGCCACACTATTCAGAAACTACGATGGAGGAAAACGACTCGATTATGTCAGAAGATACTACGACGCAATCAGCAAGCACAGAATCAACATCCCAACACCAATCATGGCAGGGGTGCGAACTCCCTTACGACAATTTGCATCCTGTGTTCTCGTTGATGTTGATGACACGATTGACAGCATTTTCAGCAGTGACATGGCTATTGGTTACTACGTTAGCCAAAGGGCGGGAATTGGTATCAACGCAGGTAGAATCAGGGGTATCAACAGCAAAATCAGAGGCGGCGAAGTTCAACACACGGGTGTCGTCCCGTTTCTCAAGAAATTTGAAGCGACTGTCAGATGTTGCACTCAAAATGGCATCAGAGGTGGAAGCGCAACAGTCCACTTCCCCATCTGGCATCAAGAAATAGAAGACATCCTTGTCCTTAAGAACAATAAAGGTACAGAGGATAACAGGGTTAGAAAACTTGACTACAGTATACAGATTTCCAAATTATTTTATGAACGATTCATTTCTAACTCAGAGGTCTCGCTTTTTAGTCCTCATGATGTTCCAGGGCTTTATGATAGTTTTGGTACTACATCTTTTGACGATCTATACGTAAAGTATGAAGAGGATGAGACCATCCCTAGAAAGACTATTGGAGCACAAGAACTATTCTTGGATCTATTAAAGGAGAGGGCAGAGACAGGTCGTATTTACATCATGAATATTGACCACTGTAATGAGCACTCATCCTTTAAAGACAAGGTTAACATGAGTAATCTATGTCAGGAGATCACACTACCTACAGATCCTATCAATCATATCGATACTACTGATGGTGAGATAGCATTGTGTATTCTATCTGCTGTTAACATCGGTAAGATAAGAAACTTAGAGGAGATGGAAGAACTCTGTGACCTTGCAGTACGTGGATTAGAAGAGTTAATTGATTATCAAACATATCCAGTTAATGCAGCAGAGAGAAGTACTATTGCAAGACGTTCTCTTGGTGTAGGATACATTGGTTTAGCACACTACCTAGCAAAGAACGGAGTAAAGTATGACGACCCAGAAGCATGGAAACTTGTCCACGACTTGTCTGAAAGTTTCCAGTACAACTTGCTCAAGTCAAGTAACGAACTTGCAAAAGAAAAAGGGCAGTGCGAATATTTTAATCGCACCAAGTATGCAGAAGGTATCCTCCCAATCGACACTTACAAAAAAGACGTAGATGAATTGGTTGAGAATAAACTTAACTATGACTGGGAAGAACTTCGAGAAAGCATTGTTGAATTCGGTCTACGACATAGCACCTTATCTGCACAGATGCCATCCGAGTCATCTTCAGTCGTCAGTAATGCTACGAATGGCATTGAACCACCCAGAGATCTTATCTCAACGAAGAAGTCTAAGAAGGGGCCTCTCAAACAGATTGTCCCGCAGTTCGCAACCCTTAAGAATAACTATACGCTTCTTTGGGATATGCCTAGCAATACTGGGTATATTAATGTTGTTGCTGTTATGCAGAAATTCTTCGATCAAGCAATTTCTGGAAACTGGTCCTATAATCCAGAGCATTATGAGAACTCTGAAGTTCCTGTCAGTGTAATGGCACAGGACTTACTAACAACCTACAAGTATGGTTGGAAGACTTCTTACTATCAAAACACATACGATTCTAAATCTGATGTTGATGAACCATCTCATCCAATAGGGTGGCATGATGAACAGGATCCTAAAGAAGCGATCCATGATTTAATTGACGAAATATTCCAATCTGAGGAGGAGTCCTGTGACAGCTGTGCAATCTGAAATTACTGGTATGACGGTATTCAATACAAATACTGTTGATACAACTAAAGGACAAATGTTCTTTGGTCCTCCACTAGGAGTTCAACGATATGATAAGTTTAAGTATCCTATCTTTGATAAGTTGACACAGACACAGTTAGGATTCTTCTGGAGACCTGAAGAGGTATCACTTCAGAAGGATAGAGCAGACTATCAACTGTTAAATCCAGCACAGAAGCATATCTTTACAGCAAATCTCAAGTACCAGATCCTCTTGGACTCTGTACAAGGTCGTGGTCCTGGTCTTGCATTTGCACCGTACTGTTCACTACCTGAACTTGAAGGTTGTATGAATATATGGCAGACTATGGAGATGATTCATAGCAGATCATATACTCACATCATTAAGAATGTGTATGCAGATCCTTCTGATGTGTTTGATCATATCTTAGATGATGATCATATTCTTGCTCGTGCTCAGTCAGTGACTAAAGCATACGATGACTTTATTAACTATGCACAGGAGTGGGGTAATAGTAATCAGTGGAGAAGAGATTCACAAGGATCTCCATCTGTTGAATGGACACGTAAGGAATTAAAAAGATCACTTTATAAAGCAATTGCTAATGTATACATTCTGGAAGGTATTCGCTTTTATGTTAGTTTTGCATGTAGCTTTGCCTTTGGCGAGCTTAAGTTACTTGAAGGTTCGGCAAAGATCATCTCCCTTATTGCCAGAGATGAGTCACAACACATGGTTGTCTCGCAGAATATAATAAACAAGTGGAGAGAAGGTGATGATCCTGATATGATTGATATTATCAAGGAAGAGGAGGAGAATGTCTATGAGATGTTCCGTAAAGCAGTTGAAGAAGAGAAGTCATGGGCAGAGTATTTGTTTAAAGATGGATCGATCATTGGATTGAATGATAAACTTTTGCAAAAGTATGTTGAATGGACTGCTAATCGTAGGTTAAAATCTATAGGTCTTAATGCAATCTTCGACACTCCTATTTCTAACAACCCATTACCATGGACTGCACACTGGTTATCCTCTAAGGGGATGCAAGTAGCACCACAAGAGACTGAAGTGGAGTCTTATGTTGTTGGTAGTATCAAGCAGGATGTCCAGAAGGATACCTTTGCTGGGTTTAAACTATGACCTATGATGACTCCAATTGGAGAGAAGAATACAAAGCATACACTAGTAGCAAGAGAGAAC